AAGACAAAAGGATGGGTTAAAAGATGACCAAAGCAGCAGAATTAGCAAAGATGGGTGAAGTCCTAACCAATAGTCAGATTGGTGGGCGAAGAAATATTGTCATCAATGGTGCTATGCAAGTGGCTCAGAGAGGAACGAGTGAGACAGGTATAAGCACAAGTGGCTATTACACAGTAGATAGAATGAGAATTGCTAGTGGTAACACAGCAGGAAGATTTACTATGACACAAGAAAGCATTACAGACTTGTCAGGGTTTGCAAATGCTGTAAAACTTGACTGCACTACAGCCGATACTTCTATTGCTTCAAATGAAATTGTCACTATTGGCACTAGAATTGAAGGTCAAGACTTACAACAGTTAAAAAAAGGTACATCAGATGCTGAAAAAGTAACTGTGTCTTTTTATGTAAAAGCTAATGCTTCTGCTACTTATGTTTTAGAGCTTTATGACAATGATAATGCAAGACAAATATCTCAATCTTTTTCAGTAACAACAAGTTGGAGCAGAGTATCTTTAACATTTGATGGTGATACTACAGGTGCTTTTGGAGATGACAATGGTGCAAGTTTATTGTTACAAATTTGGATTCACGCAGGGTCAGACTATACAAGTGGAACTTTATCTACTTCTTGGAGTTCTGCGACTGCGGTAAATAGAGCAGTAGGAATAAGCTCTTTCTTTGATAGCACAGACAGAACATTTTTCATAACTGGATTACAACTAGAAGTAGGCTCACAAGCCACACCATTTGAGCATAGGTCATTTGGGGAAGAACTAGCTTTGTGTCAGAGGTATTATACTGTTGTTGCTCACGGAGCAGCGGCACAAGATGGAACTTCTCATCCTATATCAATGGGTTCACAGTATAGTACAGACGTTCTGTATTCTAATTTAGAATTACCATGTGATATGAGAACAACTCCAACGCTAGAAATAGTAAGTGCAACTAACTATTATACTTTTTTTAGAAATGGTGGTGGTGATACTGTAGATGATTTTGCTTTAACTAAGTGGGGTACTAGAGTAATAGAGTTTTATAACAATACAGATGTTAGTGGTACAGCAGGACATGCAGGTTTTATAAGAACGGCAGCCTCAGCAGCTAAATTTGCATTAACAGCAGAACTATAGGATTTAATAATGATAAACACAGTAAAGAAAAACATAGACCCAATAACAAATACGTTTTGTAGTTATCAAGTAACCCAAGTCGGAACTAATGTAGTTTTATCCGTACCACTAGACCCTGCAAACACAGACTACCAAGCAATCCAAGAATGGGTAGCTGAAGGCAACACAATAGAGGAAGCTGATTAAGCAACATGAAGCTAGACATGCAACCTGAACTCAAAGTACAAATGGAACTAGATGCACATGAGAAAGAGTGTGCTATTAGATACCAAGCAGTCAATGATAAGTTATGTGCTTTAGACAAAAGAATGTGGCGAATAGAAGCTATGTCTATGGTGGGAACTTTAGGTATTGTAGCTTTAGTTGTCGCAATAGTAATGAAGTAGGATAAAGATACATGACAGTACAACAAGAAATGCAAGAATCATTTGCTAGAGTATTAGGTTATGATGGACCTATGCAAGGATTTAATAGCTTTATACAGTCAGACCCTGCAGCTTCAGAAAAGTATAGGGGTATGTTAGCCATTGCTGAAAAGCAAAGAGAGATGGCTAAACAGAATATGATGAAACGTACTCAAGCTCCTAAACCACAGATGGCTCAAGGTGGCTATATGATGGATAGGTTTTCACAGAATCAACAACAAGATATGGTTGGAGGTTATGTACCACCACCTACACAATCATTTAATGTAGGTGGCTTAACTACATTACCAACAGCTACTCCCCCTAGTCAAGACTTTCAAGATGTAACTAAACCTGTATATGATACTAATCCATACTTAGCTGATGGCACTACTCCTAACCCTAATTATGGTAAGGACACAGGACAAACAACAACCTCTGCTCCTAATATAGGAGAGATGGGTGCTCAAATGATAACAGCACCCGGATTACCTACAGGTAGTGCAGTTCAAGCAGTTGGTGTAGATGCAGGAACTAATCAATTTATACCTACTACAACAGGGGGTGTAACACCTAATGCTGTCGCAGTACCTACTGCGTTAGCTTCTACAGCTACAGCACAAGGGCAAACAAAAACAACAGCAAGTCAGGTAGACCCTGCTCAAGCTAATACTGCTGTTAATACAGCTTTACAACAAACTCAAGCAGCTCAAGGCACTATAGGTACTAATGCACAAGTAACTGCACAACAGCAAGTAGCTAGTTCTGTATCAGAATTAAATGCCGCACAAGGTATTGCTACTCAAATGACTAATCCTGTACAAAGACAGGTGCAAGCAGGTGAACTTGTGTCTCCTGTAGCTAATGCAGAAACAGCATCTACTTATGCAGAGCAGATTCAAGCTGCTACAGCAACGCCTACAGAACAAGCTACAGTGCAAGGACAGCTTGCGACTCTTACTGCTAACTTTGATGCAAGTAATCCACCTGCATGGGCAGCAGGTTCTTTACGTGCAGTACAAGCACAGATGGCACAAAGAGGTTTAGGTGCATCTAGTATGGCAGGACAAGCTATGATTCAAGCAGCCTTAGAGTCAGCACTTCCTATAGCACAGGCAGATGCACAAGTACAGGCACAGTTTGAAACACAAAACTTATCTAACAGACAACAAAGAGCAATGCTTGCGGCTCAACAAAGAGCACAGTTTATAGGTCAAGAGTTTGACCAAGCATTTCAATCAAGAGTACAAAATGCATCTCGTATAGGTGACATAGCTAATCAAAACTTTACTGCTGAACAAAACATAGCATTAGAGAATAGTAGAGCAGTGAATACTATGAACTTAAATAACCTGTCTAATAAACAGGCACTAGTTATAGCAGAAGCATCAGCACTTGCTAATATGGATATGTCTAACTTAAATAATAGACAACAATCTGCTGTACAAAACGCACAGTCTTTCTTGCAGATGGACATGGCTAACTTATCTAATACACAACAAGCTAATATGTTTAATGCACAGCAAAGGATACAGTCTTTGTTTACAGATACTGCCGCTGAAAATGCCGCTAAACAATTTAATGCTACATCACAAAATCAAGTAGACCAATTCTTTGCACAGCTAGGGCAACAGGCTAATCAGTTTAATGCTACACAAGTTAATGCACAAGAACAGTTTAATGCAGGACAAAACAATACAGTAGAAAGATTTAATGCTGAATTAAATAATGCACGTGATGTATTTAATGCACAGAACCAACAGGTGATAGCACAGTCTAATGCTAATTGGAGAAGACAGATAGCTTCAGCAGATACTGTAGCTGTCAATCGTGCTAACGAACTTAATGCTCAAAGCATATTAGGTATAAGCAACCAAGCTTATAATAACTTATGGCAGTACTACGGTGACACTATGGAGTGGGCATGGACATCAGCAGAGAATGAAAGAAGTCGTGTCGTTGATTTAGCAAAAGCACAATTAGCTGCTGATGCTGATGCTGATATACAAAAAATGAAGAATGATTATAACTCATCAGCTGCATTTGGTGGTCTTATGACTAAGTTTATTGGAGGAGCACTAGGATTCTAATGATTACTAACCCTATGATTATGGCAATAAATGGTGTACCAACCATTGAAGAAGAGACAGAAGTAAAGAAAGCACCATCTAAAGGATTACTTACTCGTACTATGGATTCAAGACAATCCACAGGAAGTTCTCCTGATGATGTTAAAATGCGTGTAGCAAGATATGTACAAGATATACGTAACAAAAGAAAAGGTTTAAAAGATGCCTGAATTAAATGAAGTCGTACATGATGGTCCTGTAGCAGGTCAGTCTCTAACAGCAGAGTTTGGTGCTAGACCTTGGCAGAGTCCACCACAATATAATACACTAGAAGAAGCATTAGAGTGGTATGTACCTAGACTAACAAACAAAGCATTTACTACAGAGTTATTTGATATAATAGAAATGGGAATACCTTTAACTACTATAGCTAATAGTATGCAGTTGACAGCAGTTATGGAAGGTGTTCACTCTATTGATATAGGCATTTTAGTTACTCCTATTATAGTAGAGATGTTAGCCTATCTTGCAGATAGTCAAGACGTAGAATACAAAACAGGTAATGAAGAGCCAGATGATGACGATACACCTAGCGAAGGTATGATAGCCGCGGCTCTGAACAAGTTAAAACAAGAAGAGGATAAACCTATCCCTGTTCCGGGAATAGATAATGAGGTTACTGAAGAGGATGAAGAGCCTAGTGGATTAATGGCAAGGAGAGCTTAATGGGATTTAGTTTAGCAGGATTTATAGGTGGTGCAGCAACTCAAGGTTTAAAAGACATTGAAGAAGAAGAACTACGTGTAAAGAAATTCTATGAGAAAGAACTAGATAGGTCTGTTGCAGAGCAAAGAGAGATGCGTAAAGACAGACGTAAGAAAATAGAATCTCGTATGGAGCAGATAACTATGCTTGAGTCTTTCTTTGGTGATGACCCACAAGCTAGAAACATGGCGGCTAAAGTAGTAGCAGGTGGTACTGCTAATGTCAATATGATATTAAATACACTTCAAAAAGCTAGGAATAATGGTGCTACAAAAGCAGATATGTTTAAGGCTATTCAATATGTACCTGATAAGGATGCTCCTAATCAATCTTTTGAGACAGCTAAAGATGCTGCTGAAGCTATAACTGAACTAGTTAAACCTGCTGACCTAAGTGGATTATCTTCTGCTGCTTCTAAACAGAGTAAAGGTTTGTTTAGTATGGCAGTTAATAAAGATAAGATATTTAATACTATGGTACAAGAGTACAAAGACGTAGGTGAGTTTAAGAATGAAGATAGTGGTAAAATAGTACAAGCACTTAAAGGTAATCTTAAGGTTGACTTTAGTCAATTACCTACAGAGGTTAAGAGTCTAGATACTCAGTATGACCAAACTGCATTTAAGCTACGTAACTTAGATAAGAATAGTCCTACATTTGAAGCAGATAAAACTAATCTTACATCTCAATTAAGTACTATTACAAAAGAAATAAATGCTAAAGCTAAAGCAAAAGATACTACAGATAATAGTCCTAGTATATCGGTCATGTCTGCGTTACTTACAAAAAATATATCTTCTGCTGAAGACGGAGTAGGTTGGAATAGTACTAATCAACTAGCTACTAAAGATGGTGTGCAAGTTGTAGGTGCTGAAGCAGTAGCAATAAGAAATGAAGCAGTTAGCAAGGCAAAAAAAGAATACCTTAGTACCTTACTTACACCTGAAGGTATACCTATCAATAATAATGCAGCTCTTGTAATTCAAGGATTATTAAGTGAAGAATATGCAGATTATCAGAAGAATAAAAAAGGTGCTAAGTCAGGTGATACTACCAAACCTGAAGACATTAATGCAAAGATAAAGGAAAAGTTTCCTAGTGCTGAAGAGTTTGTCAAGAATAGTTTAGGTAAGGCTAGTGCAAGAGATAACCCTGATAAAATTGTTCAAGGCATAATGAAAATTTATGGTATAGATTTTAATGAAGCTAGTGAATTAATGGACTCAGCTATTAAAAGTTTACCTAAGAAACAAGTATATGTAGACCCCACTAAACCTGTACCCAAAAAACCTACAGGTGGCTTTATGTTTGATAGTGATGAAGAAGAAAAAGCTATGGAAGAGTGGGATAAAAAATATGCTAGAACACATAATGAAGATGGTTCACCTAAAAAATAGGATAGAAATACATGGCTGAACCAGACTTATTAGACTTATATTATAATACATCTGATACTGATAAAGATACTAGTGCTGTTGAAGAGAACAAAGAAGAAGATATACTAGACTTATTCTATAGTTCTTCTGATACACAAGAAAAAGAATCAGTCGAAGAAGAAGAAGAAGATGTATTAGATACATATTATGGTAAATCAGAAGTGCAATCAAAAGCACCTGAAGATACTCGTACTGCTTATGAACAAGTAGAAACACCTGAAGAAGGCACTAAAACATTAGAAGAGTTTGCTAATGACAGTAAGTTTATTGCTGATGTCAATGCATATGGTAAAGCTCGTTATGGTGATGATGGTGTACAACAAGAAGGTGAGAGTAACGAAGAGTATGTACAAAGATTCCTCACACACACAAGACAACTTGAAACTAATTCGTTAGACTTAGGTGCTCAAGTTGCATGGATGCGTGGTGCATCCGAAGAAGACAAAGCTAAGTTTGGTAGAGTATATCAAGAGATGGAACGACTTCCCTCTTTCTATGAAGAAGGTGGTGGTGATGTCTTAACTGCTGTTAGAGACTTTGGTTTGTCTGTCCTAACTGACCCCCTCACATATATAGGCTTTGGTGCAGGTAAACTTGCATCTCTTGGTGCTCAACAAGGTATCAAGAAACTTGTGCTTGCAAGTGCAAAAGAAGAAGCCTTAAAACAATCCAAGAAAATATTTACTAAAGGTACACTTAAATCAGGTGCTGCAGTCGGTACTGTTGAGACAGGTGTAGGTGTGTCTGCTGATATGAGATTACAAGAAATAGAACAGGAAGCAGGTTTAGTAGCCAAAGGAGAAGATGGTGAAGTTGAACGTGACTTAACTAGGACTGCTCTTGTAGGTGGTCTTACAGGTCTGCTTGGTGTAGCAGGTGGTGTAGGTATAGGTAGACAGATAGCTAAGAAGACAGCAACTAAAGAGATAGCTAAACAAGAATTAGCTGAAAAACTAGCAGAAGAAGGTACAGAAGAAGTAGGATTAGAGCTATCTGAAGAAGCAATAAAAAGAGTAAATAAACAGAACTTTAAGTTTGATGTTAATGAAGGATACAAAGTATATGATAAACTTAATCCTGATTATGACATAGGTAAATTAACAGACACCAAGATAAAAAAAGATGTACAGAATAGAGTAGGTCAGATAGGTGTACAATTACTAGAAGAGATAGAACGTTCAGGTAAATTTAAAGACTTACCCAAAGAGATACTTGCAGAAAAACAGGTTACTAAATTTGTAGGTAGGCTTCTTGTAGAACAGGGTGATATTATTGATGATGATGTACTAGACAGTGCTATCAGTAGGTCAGGTTTATCTATGGAACAGTTTACTCAAGCTCTTAATGCAGGACAGAATGAAGCAGGTAGTATTCTTGGTGGCTTTGGTAGGGCAGGTAAAGTATTTAAACGTTTAAAAGAATTAGACCCAGAGTTTCAAAAGAGATGGGAAAAACTATATGGCATAGAGAGTGAGACTCTTGGAGTTATGGGTAAAGCTTATGATGTAATGCAAAAGCTAGACCGAAACCGTAGAGCTTTAATGGTTACACAATTATCTACTACTATCCGTAACATAGCTACAGGTGGTATGAGAATGACTATGGAGATGGGTGCAAACGCAATAGAAACTACTCTGTATCATTTTGGTAAGGCTACCTCTGCTCTGTTAAGAGGTGAAGCTAGTGTTCAAGGTATAAAGAATGGCTTACGTGATATGAGTAAAGATGCCTTTGGCACACTTGCGTTTATATCAGATTCCGGACAGACAAAAGAAATATCAGAAGCTCTATTAAAGCATAACCCTAGATTGTGGAGACAGATAGATAGGTCTTTACAAGAAGTAGGTGCAGATAATAGTGATGACCTATGGAGATTCTCCAAGTGGGCAAACAGTTTAAATATGGCACAAGATAGATTCTTTAGACGTGCTGTATTCTCTGCTTCTGTAGACAAACAGATAAGAAGAACAGGACTAAAAGGTTTAGGTGGTGAAGATGCCGCAGGTGTAGCAGAAGCATTAGCCACAGGTAAATCAATACCTGCTAGTGTACTAAAACAAGCAACCGAAGATGCATTATCCTTTACATTCTCTCGTATGCCTAAAGCATCTAAGGGTAAGATAGGCGATAGTATTGCTCATCACTTCATAAAGTTTAATGAATCACTAGGACCATTGCCCGGACCTGTGGGTACTGCAGCGTTTCCTTTTGCTAGGTTCATGGCTAATGCTATGCAGTTTCAATTTAGTTACAGTCCATTAAGTATACCTGCCGCGGCTTTTAATACTGTTGGTGGTGCAACTAAGTATATAAAGAAAGCTATCACAGGTAAGCCTGTGGAAGGTGCTGAAGCACAAATGAGATTAGCTAGAGAACAATTCTCAAAAGCTACTGTAGGTAGTGCAGCTCTTATGGCGGCTATAAAGTATAGAATAGATAACCCTGATGTTAAGTGGTATGAAGGACAGAAAGATGATGGTAGAACTGTAGACTTAAGACCATTCTTTCCTATCACTCCGTACTTAGCAGTAGCTGATGTCATAGTAAGATTAGGCGAAGGCAGAGAAATAGATACTAAACAGTTAATAGAAGGACTAACAGGTGCTCAGTTTAGAGCAGGTGCTAGTTCATATATGATTGATTCAGCCTTTGAATTTCTACGTGAAGATGATGGTAATAATATACAGCAAGAGAAATTAGCAGAGTTCTTTGGTGGATATGTAGGTGAAATCTTTGGTGCGTTTGCTACACCTTTTAGAGTAGTTAAGGATATAAATGCCGCCTTTAATAAAGAGGGTGCTACTGTAAAAGACTCTAGACAAGTAGAAGGTAGTGGTGCATTAGAACGTGGATTAAGTTCAGCGACTAATGCCTTCCAAAGGAATATACCTTTCCTTGATTCAACTTTACCTGCATTACAAAGTCCTACGCAAGAGGATGATGTAATACAACAAGACCCTCTAAGGACACAGTTAACAGGTCAAAAGCTTACAGCTAAAAGAAGTGATGTACAGAAAGAATTAGTTAAACATGGGTATGAGGATTATCAAATTGTACCTACATCAGGTGATAAGGTAGCTGATGCATATATTAAAAAGTATATGGGTAAGTATGTAGAGCAAAACCTAGCTAAAGAAATAAACTCAGCTAGTTATAAAAAATTATCTAGGGTTAAACAGGAAGCTGCTATCAAGAATAAACTAAGTAGATATAGAAAGATAGCTAAGATGTTGGGTGAGCAAGAAGCAAGAAGTGATAACGTACTTGGTAAATCTTTCACTGCTTTTGACAGAGCACAGTGGACAAGAACATCTAGTGTAGCTAGAAAATTAGCTGATGAATATTACAAATCAAAGTATGGTAAGTCTGTCGCTGAAATGCAGAAGGATGAACCTGAAAGAAATCATTATCGTCTAGGTAAATTGATAGGCAATAGTTTAAGTACTGCCTATCGTTAATATTATCTACTATCTCCTGAACCTGCGAGTGTACCACGTACTTTCCTATCATGTAACTTCTCTAAGTTCTTTTTCATAATAGTATTTAAACTGACACCCAACTCACTAGCTAATACAGCACAGTACCAAAGAACATCACCTATTTCATAGGCTATAGCTTCTTTGTTTCCTTTGCCATCACGTATTATCTTCTTTATCTTACCTGCTACCTCACCTGCTTCACTAGTCAAGCCTAGAGCTAAATACTCTAAGGCTTTTTCTTTTGGAAAGATAGCTGTGTTATTAGCTCGTGCTTCATAAAAGTCAGCAGTCATTACCTCTGCTATAGCTAAGTTATTTTGCATGAACTTCTTCGCTTCTTCTTCTAGCTTCAACATTCTTCACCTTCTTTAATTGCTGTGCATATGCAGAATTATAACCTCGTTGCCACTCTCTATATTGCATAGTGTTTATATTGTATGGACTTTCTGTTGCTATAATTCTTGCTCCATTAATATTTCTTACGTATTGTTTACCCTTAAACGCATTGAAACCTCTATCAAATTGTATTCTTAGGGGTGCATCATACTTACTTAGCTTTGGATTTCTTTTCTTTCGGTGTTGCATCCTTTTGTCTCCTTTCAATGTACTTTACTAGTACGTTTAGTTTACCATTAGCGTGTTCTAATGAGGCTAGTTCTTTATCTATAGTATCCACTATAGTAGGGTGGTCTCCCACCCCAACTGGGTTGGTTACCATAACTTCTATGTTAGCTATGTGACCATTCATTTCTCCTAGTAGTTTAGTTTTTAATGCTCCTAGTATCATGTCTCTCATGCTTCAACTCCTTTAAATGTTTTGATAACATCGGTAGAAAACAACTTCTGCAAGCTAACTAAATACATCTTACTTGCTTTGTTATCTCCCCCTGCTACCCATTTCTTTGTGTCAAGTTTATCAATAATCTTTTTTAAACTGTTGACATCAAAGACTAATGTGCAGAATGTCTCCTCTCCTACACACAGATTATGAAACCAATAATCAGATTCAGTAGCGGCTATTCCACTCGGTTTACCATAGCTTTCAAACTCAATAGCTATGTTACCTGTCTTTTGCCACATACCTCTCTCACTCTTAACTTCTATCTTCTTATTTTGTAGCATCTCTGCTACTTGTTTCTCCCTTACTTTACCATACTCTAGGTCTATGTCAAACTTTTTTCTGTTCTCTTTACTTGGTGATAGGTTTTCCATGTGTAACTCCTTTTCTCTTAGGTTTTAAGTGCAATAGTTCTCTTATGTGTAGCTTCCTACCTTTAAAGAACACGATTAAGTTTATAGTTGTGTTGATGGAAATGGCGATTAATAACCACCACTGCCACCATAATAGTTCGTTTGATTCTAGCATTAACTAGCCTGTATGTCAACCATCTCACACGCATCTGCTGTGCAAGCTAGTTCTCTGCCACCTGATGTAGTGTCTTCCTTCTCATAGTCTCCCAACTTAGACCAATCAATAGACTTAGGCATTATTTGTTTTAACTCTAAGTATTCTTCTCTTTCTATGTCTTGATATGGTGCTTGAGCATATGTATGGTCACTGAAAGGTAAGAAGGATATACCTGATACTTCATCAAAGTTCTTGTACACCCATGCTCCTACATCCATCCACTCATCTTCCTTGACAGATACAGTAACAGAAGGCTTGTGCTCACACCAATGTCTTTGGAACATAAGCCAATACTCTAGCTGTTCAATAGCTGACATCTGCGTTCTAGTGATAGCACCTGAAGGTGACTTCATAGGAAAGCTGAACACAGTAGTGCTATCAGGCTTCATAACGTCAGGCTCACTAGGTATGCCACTTTCTTTCATAAACTGTGTGAGTGGGTCTTTGTTGTCACCCCGTACAGTCCTGATGTAGTAGTCATTATGTCTAGCATGAATACCTGAAGCACTGTCAACTAATTGACTAACTGTACCACTTGGCTTTACACAAGTAATAGCTGTTGACTGTGGTATACCTAAGTCTTTAGCCATCTTCTTATTAGTTTCTACTGCCACATCTCTTAGTATGGTTAGTATTTCTTCTGTCCATATAGGGCAGTCAAGAATACCTGTTAGGGAAACTCCTAACAGTCTTTCTTCTTCTGTATTATCTTTCCAAACCTTACGTAAGTACTTAAAGTTAGTAAGAGTAGATTGAAATGTACCAAGTATAGTAGCCATACGCACCTTTTCTGTTAAAGAGTTAAGGTCATCTGTGGCTCTACAAACTACCTCTGTGAGGTTACAGAACTGATAAGGTCTAAGTATAATCTCACTGCATGGATTACAACCGAAGTAATGGTCTGTCTCACGTCTGCCATTCTCAGAAGCCTTGACTTGAGCAGCCTTTCTATTGAAGATACCACGTTCACCTGACTTAGATTCGTATAAGGATGTCCATTCTCTCATGAATGTACCCATCTCAGGCTTACCTTTAAATGCTACAGAGTTATTAGCTAGTGCCCTTTGTCCTTCATTCTCCCACCATTGACCTGACTTAGCATGTCTCATTTGGTCATCACCTAAGTTAGATAAAGATATAAGTGCAGACCTACGTACTCCACCTACAACTACAACTTCTCCTATCTTACACATAATGTCATGACATTCAATAGGAAATAGTCTTCTACCTTTAGCACCCTTGAACTTCTGTATACAGAACTGAAACAACTCAACCAATGGTGCAGGTCCTGATGCCCTACCACCAAATGTCTTTAGTCTTGCACCTGCTGGTCTAACCTGTGACACATCCCAAGTAGGTACTTGACCTACGTATAACATAGCAATAAGTTCTCTCAATGCCTTTGCCCACCCGGGTCTGCTGTCACCAACAGTGATGATAGTAGTGCTGTCTTCAAAGTGTTCATTAACTATAGGTAGCTTATCTACATTCTCACGTTCTACAGAGAAGCCAACACCTGTGCCACACATAAGTATGTACATACATTCATCAAATGAACGTGGACTATCTACAGGTATGTAGCTACAGTTGTAGCCACCTACATGGCAACGGTCTAAGGCAGGTCCTGCAGTCATTAAGGCTCTCATGCTAGGCATGACACCTAAAGATATTACCTGCTCTGTAAGCTTTTCTTTGAGAGCTTTTGTGATAGTATATGAATGATTCTTAGTAAGATGATTAGTCATGTAACCAAAATATCTATCAACAGTCTCTCCCCAATTCTCTCTACGTTGTTCATCATCCTTCCACCTTGCATAGCGAGAGAGTGCTATAAAGTTTTGGTAGTCGGTAGGTAAATAGTTCTGTATCATTTATGTCTCCTCACTAACTAATTTCATATTCTTAATCTTAACACCTTCTATTTCATGGAAGGCTTCTCTTACATATTCTTCAATCTCCTCGCTGACCATGCCATCGGCAGGTACAGCATAATCGTCAGGGTCTACAGAGATTGTCATCATTATCTTAACTCTTATCATCGTAGACCTCAATGAGTTTATTCAGATACCATTGTGCTTTCTTTAAGTCTTCAACACCATTCTTATATCTAAATCTCCATAAGTATTTAACTATATTACCTTGTAAATAATAATCAAACCCATCAACTAACATAGCTTCTAAGGCATCAATGGTTTCAATACCTGCTTTGTTATAGTGTATAGGACTATTAACCATATCTTGTTTTGCCATACCTTTCTCCTTTTCTGCTCTGTAACTCATGTACTCTAAGTGTCTCATGTCTTTTATATACTCTTCTTGTGCCATTGTCAATGTGTAGTTTCTTCTTTTCCAAAAGAAATATGAATTACATTATCATCTGTATCTTTTACTCTACCCTTTTTCTTGTCAGGTATATCAAACACATCTTCTATAGGCAGATGCTTGTTTGCTTCTTCTTCTACGGCATCTCTGAATATTTTATTCTGCTCCATCAAAGGAACAGTAGCACATATCTGCCTAGTAAAGTTTAACATAGCTTCAAAGTCTTCATCATTTAAAGGATTCTTTTTGCCTACCATTATACTAAGTGATACATCACCTGTCCAACCCTTACTGTCTATATGAGGTTTTATCTGTATAACAAAGTCTTCTTCTTCTAAGTATTTATCATTAATCATTTTAATCTCCTTACTTTTTTACCTGTGAATTTAATCATCTTTGGATGTTTGTTCTTACCTTTTTCTTTTAGCCAATCTTCAGGAATTATTCTGTCATAATATCTGAATCCATACTTATCACACCACTGACCATACGTAGACTTAGCACCTTTACTTAACTTACGTCTGCTATTTTCAAAGACAAATCTGATATCTAATCTTGGATGTTGTTTCTTAATAGCTAGATGTTTACGTCTATCTATAGCAAGAAACCTTCCCTTTGTCTCAATGATAATCCCATTATTTAATATGAAGTCAGGGGTATAGGTTCGGTAGGCTAGGTCTTCCCACTCAATCTTAATACATTCGTAACCATACTTGTGTTTACGTTCTGTAAGATAGACGGATACCTTATGCTCTAGTCCACTCCTATACCCATGCTTTAAGGCTGCACGATAAGCCTTATGAGGAGACACCTAAAAGTTTCGCCACGTGATTCCTGTAAAAGGACTATAAGAAGTCTGATAACCTAAGTTCTTTAACTCTTCCTTTACAGCTTCATCAGCTACCTTCCTAGCTTCCATAGCATCACGCAAACCTGCTGTACGCATCTCACGATACTGCTTTTTTGCTTCTACTAGTTGCTTCTCCATTTCTTCGATGTCAGATTTTAATTCATCTAATGATTTACTCATGCTATTTTCTCCTTTCCTAGCTTAATATACTGAACCATCTTAGGTTCTTTTGCTAATGACTTCTGTGCAGGTAGCTCTTGTAGAGTATCCCAACAACTATATCTGAAGTCACAAAAGGTGCAGTTCTTATTAAGAACGAGATTACCTGTGGCTTTACCTCTAAAAGTTTCTGCTTCAGGCTCAAAGCACCTAACTAATTCTTTAGCATTGGCTTGCTTTATGGTCTTCTCAATGTTACCTAAGACGTGAGTTGTGTCTGCACTTCCTGCTGATACGTATTTGAACTGTCCATTAGACTTGTTCACTACCCACCAACCACCTATGTTTTTACCACTCGCTTTCGCATACCCAACGAGTTGACCTACATAACCAAAGCTATCTCCATTAGCTACTGATTCAAATGAAGCGAACTTATTCTTGTATGACCAATCTGATGCAGACTTTATATCGTCAACACAGTCATCTAGTACAAGGTCATAAGTTCCTTTTACGTTAATACCATCTTTTAGTTCTAACGTAACCTCTTCACTATCTTGATATTCAATCTTAGCTTCCTTCAATAAACCTTTGAAGATAGCTTCGACTATATCACCAATCATCATTGTCATCAAGAAACTATTACCTTTCGGTAATGCTTTCTCAGGATGGTTCTTATCAAACCAAAGCTGACAGGAAGGCTTACCTATGTTAGACATACGTAATTTAAAATCCTTCCTATCATTCTTTGTTCCGAACTGACGAACCATAGCTTCCTTTATATCAGATGCTACACCTTCAATAGTCTCTATCGACATCTGCTTCTTAGATGCAAGTATATCTTCTAGCAACTTATGTATCGCCAATTCAGCACGGTGATTCATTAGCTTGCATCCACTTCGATAAAGTCTTCAACTATATCTTTCATGTCTGCATCTGCATTACCACCTACATTGGCATCCCACTCACTCACTATATATTGATTATAGTTTTGTATCCATGACATGAAGTCACCAAAGATAACTTGGTCTTCATCAGACAGGTCAATCTTATTGGCTACATCTAGTGTAGATACAGGTAAGTAGAAGACATTACCATTAGGTAACTTACGTTCTTCAGTTTCTAAGGCTATAGTATGCTGAACAGGAAGTCTCTTCAACTGTGCCAACTTAGTAAAAGGTTGACCTACAGTCTTGAAAGCATCTCTATTATCTATCTCCCATATGAATGGTGTAGTTTTAAAAGATATCTTTTCACCCTTGTCATTACATGGGTCAAGTAAATCAACAAGACCGAATATGACACGCACTCTTTTAATCTGCTTGATTAAGTCTTGAGTCTTCTCAGGTAATGCTTTGAAGTCCTGAATATAACCTGCTGGTTTACCACAGTTAAACCCACCTTGATTATCCTTTAAATCTAGGTTAAGTGAATCTGCCATAACAGTCTTATGATAAATGCCCATAGGCTCACCCATCTTTGCGTTCATATTCTTAACGAACCTCTTATACATATACCTTTGCATGAAAGGTCTTATCTTGGCAGACTTACTGTAATACGTTTCACCATCAGGTATCTCAAGCTTATAAGTACCACCTTCAACTACCTCTACGTTTACATTCTTGCCATTCATCTTGGTCTCACCCATGATTGCTGAATGGTTTATTCTGAAACGTGGTAGCTGTTGAGTCTTCTTAGTATCTGAAGACTTAGTACCTTCACCTGCTATACCCATTGCTTTAGCCATAGCTTCGTAGTTATTTGTATCAATCGTTACTAAATTATTATTTTCCATATGTATTGCTCCTTTCTGTGAGTCAAATGTTGTATAGTTATATCAGCTAACGTCTTTAGTGTCAAGCCAATTATCACCTATTTTTGCTTCAAGTAATAATGGTACATTGAACTCGATGTTAAACTGTTTCTCAACAATAGATTGGAGACTACTGTTGAGCAGTTTGATGAGGTATAACACCTGTGTTATCTCATCAGGGTGTATATCAACCACTACAGAATCGTGTACCGAATTAACAATACATGATTTGTAGTTGGCTAATAAGTTCTCCATCTGTATAAGTACGATGGGAACTATGTCGGCAGTAGCAAAACTCTGCACAGGATAATTCTTTATCTGTGTGAAGAAGCTTACTGTGCCATTCATTCTTCGTTGTACATCAGGAAAAGAAAACTCCCTGCCTGATGGTGTGGATATCTTGCCTGTCTCTAAAGCTTCTTTAGCCAATCTGGAGTGCCAAGCTTTGATTCCTGTGTACTTTTTGGTAAAGTGTTCATAGTATTCTGCTTCTGCTTTACTTCTGCCAAAGCCTGTTGCTCCGTAGAGTGGTGCGAATGTGTGTGCTTTCGCATCTTGTCTAGAAGTCGGTTGACCTGCATCTGTAATAACTTTAGACGTATACGAGTGAACATCAAACCCAGTAGAAACTTCATCCATTGCCACCTTGTCTTGAGATAAATATGCCGCAGCTCGAAACTCTAGCTGTGCAAAGTCAGCTTCAAGTATCTTGCCACCCTTCCAACGTGATACGAATACCTTCTTAACAGGAAACGTACCACCTCTAG